GCCATGTAACTCATGGCATCTCCGGCTTCTTTTGCAGAGAATTTTGTCTGTGCTCCCATCTCTCTTGCACGTTCTCGCAACTTATCCATGTCTTCCGCAGATGATCCGGATATTGCGGCCACATTGGACATGGAGCTGTCAAAATCTGCCGCAGTTTTTACTGCTGCTGTTCCAAGTCCTGTCACTGCCGCCGTAACCGGAAGCATTTTTTCTCCGGCAGATGTCAGCGACTCCCCTATTTTCCCGGATGTTTCAGAAATCTCGGCCAGTTTTGCGGATCCTGATCCAACTTCATTCTCAAGTGATTGCAGGCTCTGTTCTGTTTCTATAATTGTCCTTTTCAGAGCGTCATACTGTTCCTGGGATACTTTTCCCTCCTGGAATTTCTGCTGTACTTCCCCTTCTTCGTTTTTCAGAAGTTCCAGCTTTTCTTTTGTGTTTCCGATTTCATCAGACAGTGCTCTCTGTTTCTGCTGTAATAATTCCACATTCGCAGGATCCAGTTTCAGCAACTTATCAATTTCTTTGAGTTCTGTCTGTGTAGTATTTATTTTTGCATTCAGACCATCAAGCGACTGCTGCATCTGAGTAGGTGCATTCTTCGCTTCATTTTCCAGAGACTTCAAGCTCTCCTCGGTTGCAATGATTTCTCTTTTCAGAGCGTCATACTGTTCCTGGGAGATTTTTCCCTCTGCAAACTGCTGCTGTGCCTGCTGCTCTGCAGTCTTTAAGGTTTCCAGCTTTTCTTTCGTGCTTTCGATTTCGTCAGCAAGCGCTTTCTGTTTCTGCTGTAATAATTCCACATTCGCAGGATCCAGTTTCAGCAGATTGTTTATATCTTTCAGCTGTGCCTGTGTGGTCTTTATCTGTGAATTTACATTTTTAAGTGAATTTTGTAGTCCTGTGGTATCGCCGCCAATTTCAATCGTAAGTCCCCTTATGTCGCGGCCTTTGGACAAAAATTATCACCTCCGTTTAGAATTTATCCATATCCTCCTGAGTTGCCATTTTCGGCCATTTATAGTCGTCGTTATTTTTTTCCGTAAAAATATCCAGGACAAGACCTACTGTCAGAAGGTCTAAATCCTGGATACTTATTCCAACTTGCGCGCACCTGAGAAGGAATAGAGGTGTCGTCATTTCCCGGCTACTTGGTCGAAGTTTTTTTTTGCTTCTGCCTGTGTCTGCTGGTTCAGGTTCCAGAGTTTTACAATCTCCGGGAAAATTGTGTAAATCGAAAATGTATCAAACTGATCTAACCAGTCGTATACATCTTCCGGGAAATCCTGTCCCTTTTTCTGTGCTGCGTGTTTTGCCATTACGAATGCGACGTTTTCGAACATCTCTAAATCCTCGATAGGGATGTCCGACTCGGACACCTTCGTTTCAGTCTGCTTATCCTGTGATTTTTTTACGGACTTTTCAATTTTTGCCATGTCCTGAAAAATATCTCTCCGGAACTGAATCCGATAAATTCTCGGAATTGCAGCAGAAGCGGCAAAAAGCACCTCTTTATCATCAATTTTAATTGTTTTTGTCAGCATCCTTATTCTCCTGCGGCTTTTTTATCTACATTAACAGCCTGCGTTGCTTCTGTGATTGTTTCTGGATAGTACACTGTCTTATACCATCCGCTATACACAGTGTCGTCTGTGTCTACCGTTGTCTGAGCTTTTACCCGTCCGTTCGGAAGTGGAGCATTGCTGATCGTAATTGTTTCTGTGCCAGGTTCAATACTATCTTCTTTCGTCTCGGATTCGATTGACGGTCTGGTAGCTGTGCAGTTATAGAGAACTCGTCTGATTCCTTTCTGATCTCCATCAAATTCAAACAGAAGTGCAAATTTCTGTGTATCCGTAGAATCACTGATTTCATGCAGCACACCTTTTTCGTCCTTCTTTTCTTTCAGGACATCCTGTCTGAAAGAATCCGGAATTAATGCAAATTCTGCATCTCCTTCATATCCGTTGTTTGCAGCTGACACATAATACTGGATTCCGTCTGCATAGAACGGTGAAATATCTCCATTTGCGTCAAGTGATATGGATACAGATCCCGGAATCGCTTTCGGGGCTTCAAAAGTAATTGTTCCATCTTCTCCTTCGTTCTGTAATGCGTAATGTGCGTTTTTAAGATTGTACTTAACTTTGTTATCTTTTTTACCCATCTTTATACCTCCATTTCGTATAAAACTTCGTACATTTTTTCTGAGTCAAGATATTCTCCTGTCTTATCGTATGTGATTCCATACTTATCCAGGATGTCCTCTATCTTCTTTTCATTGCTCCAGTCCTTTTCGTCTGAATACAATTCGATATTCAGAACGTCGATTTTTGCGTATGTAATTCCGTCCGCATGAAAATTATCACTTTCCGGAATCTTCCATACGATAAAAGGCGGCTCTATCCAGTTATGAGTCGAAAAATGATCGTATTCATACTGTAAGCCGATTTCATTCAACATTTCTTTGATATTTTCAGCTGACATCATAGCCTTGACATGATCTCCTTTTCCAGCTCTGCTATTGCTGCCTGTTCTGCAGGTTCTACATGTTTGATTGCGGCTACCCTTCCGCCCCCTCTTTTCTGATGTCCTTTTTCAAGCAAATGCACCAGGGAGTATTTTGTATCGTGGATCGCAATAACTAAACTTGTAGAATTTTCTTTCACAACAGTTTTCTTCCATCCTTTTTTATACTTTCCGGTATTTACCGGGGATGTCTGTTTTAGCTTTGATACTGTCTTTTTTGCAACATTATTTACGCATTCCTTCGTTGTCTCAGTGCATTGTTTTCCATAGTCTTCAACAAGGCGATTTATTTCTGCTGCCAGATCATCAATTCTGATACTATCCGCCATTGTCGCCCCTCCTGTCTTTATACAACTGTACGATTTTTTCCAGTGACAGATATATTGCAGGTGGTGCAGCGTCAAATTTCTCCTGAATCTGCACTATTTTGTACATTGCCGGATTATGTTCATTGATAATCTCATCTCTCTCAAAATCGAATGGATCCCAGAGCCAGCCGCTTTGTGAATCAATGATAACAATGTCAAGAGCTTCAATATCTTCCCTGTTCAGCACTGCTGCCGGAATACTTAACAATTTTGTTATTTTATTTCCTGCTGTCTGTGCGTCAAAATATCGTCTCTCTCCGATTGTGCGATTTCCGAAACGAATGTCTTTGAGCTTGGTATCTACGATCACCCTGTCTTCTGTTTTGCAGATACTGAGTATCCCATCTGTAAACGTTTCAAACTGTTTACGCCTGGCTCTTGGCATATTCTTCCACCTTCTTTGCTATCTGCAGTCCAATAACCTCACTTTTGTAGTTTTCCCAAAACTGCTGCAGCTCTCCAGAATACTCATACATTACAAGTTGAAAAAGGAGTGTCCTTTCCTGAGTATCCCCCAGGAAATCGCACTCCCCTATTTTTCCGGCTAATGATGCCATGCCTCTTTTTATCATTCCTTGGAGCTTTTCATCTCCTTTTGGATCGTCCCAGGTGATGTCCAGATAGTTTCTGACATCCTCCAGAAGTTTTGATAAATCATTTTCTGACATAGCACTCATTTTATCACTCCTTTGTTACAGTTACGGTGTATGTCTTTGTCTGTTCTCCGTCTGTAACTTTAACAGTTACGGTGTTGGCTCCAGTGTTCCATGTGATCTTTCCGCCGTTTGTTACTTTACTGGATCCTGCAGTAATTTCAATCGCTGCTGTTCCTGATTTCGGGAACGCTGTGATTGTGTTTGTTGCAGTTGTTGTTTTTGCTGTGTATGTGTTTGTGTCGCTGTCAAATTTCGGTGAGAGAGTTAATCCTCCAATTCTCAGGTCAGACAACAGTGCATTATCTGCATGCTCCTCCTGTTTGCTTACAACCTCGAAGCGAACCGGATGCAGATCTGTAATGTCAAGAACGACAAAAGCATTGTTGTCCAGTGCGAATCCGTGGGCATATAACTTGATAAGATATACTCTTTCATCTTCCAGGAATCTGTATTCATCTGAATACTCAATCTTTCCGTTTTTGGACATTCCTACGCCAAGGAAATACTTTCCGGCCATTCCGTATACTGCAGTTCCTTCTGTAACTGCTGCCGACTGGATGATTTCCAGAGGAATCGGAAGTGTTGAAACATATACGCCGTCCGGAGACATTGCGCGTGTTGCCGGAAGGATTCGCTTCCAGTAATCCACCGGATTTACAATCATAATCAGGTTATCTACTGTCCTCGCCTGGCCTTTGCTGTTTCTTGCCATGATAGATGTAACATTTCCAAGCTGGATCATATCAAGAGCTGTCATTTTGATAGTCTCTTTTTCCGGATATTCTCCAGACACAACGTTCACTCCGTCTCCTACCTGACGTGCCATTCCGATTGGCATGTCTTTTCCGGTACCATTTACGATTCCGTACTCAAGCCCATTTGCAAGAGCTTCTGTGAGCACCTGACGCACGTAGTTATCTAACCACGCAGGGCCTAAGTCAAGCATAGCTTTTGAAACTGGCAGAAATGCGCTCAGTTTATCCTGAGTTACGTCTACTTCTTTGAATCCGGATGTCAGTTCTTCAATGATCTTGCTGCTGAGTTTGCCCCATGCTGCTTTCTGCTCTCCGTTTGTGTTTAACATCATTCTTGTGAGACCAGTTACAGTTGTTGCATTTAATTTTGACAGCAGCGGATGATTTGTTGTCAGTTCTTCAAAGACAGAATCAATGATTGTCTCCGGGAAAACAGTCTCAATATTGTTGAGGGCCTGCTTTGGATCCGAAGATTTCATTGCGTCAATTACTTTCTCATAATATTCTCTTTCTGCGCTTGTGAGCTGACGCACGCCTCTCTGTGCAAGTACGTTCATGTCGCTCTGATTTACAAGCTCTTTCGCCTGTTCAAGCACGTTCTCCTCAATGTCCTGGCATAATTCCAGATATGCTTTTGAAAACGCTTCTGAATCATTCTCCGCAACAGCTGCGTTCATTCTGTTGAGGATTTCCGTTCTCTTTAATGCGGCAAAATCTTTATTTTTCATTTTACTCTCCTTTTTTGAATCCCTGCAGAAATCCCTGCAGTGTGTGTTTCTCTGGTTCTTCCGGTTTCTTTCCCGGTTCGGGTTTCTGTCCTTTCTGCATAAGTTCCAGCTGCTCTCTGAAAGACTTCGTATCTTTCATGTGCTGCATAACTTCCTGGAGACGTTTCTGCATTCCTTCTTTTGTCGTGTCTCCCTCTGGCGCGTGTCCGTAATCCTCTACCTTGTCGATCAGGCCATATTTCAGACAATCATCTGGAGTCAGGAAGGTTTCTGCCTCCATCATGTCTGCAAGCTGCTGTTCTTCCAGATTTGAACGCTCAAGGAAGATTTTCCGATTGCTTGCCGTAAGTACGTCAAGATCATCCGCTGTCTTTCTCAGCTCTCTTGCATTTCCGGATGCAGTTACCCATGGTTCGTGGATCAGTGCTGTTGTTCCTACGCCCATGATTCTTTCGTCGCATGCCTGTAAAATCACAAAAGCTACGGAATACGCCACTCCATCAACGATTCCTTTTACATGGCTTCCGGACTGCTTCAAAAGGTTGTAGATAGTTACTCCCTCTTTTACAGATCCGCCATTTGAATTGATATGTAATTCAATCGTATGGTCTTCCGGGATTGCCGCCAGCTGATCGCGGAAATACTTTGCAGATGTCTCACTTTCGGTATATGACCATGTTTTCCAGTCAAATTCTCCATATGCTGATACATCATCATAGATGTATAGCAAATGTACCGCCGGATCTGCTGCCTGCTTAAAACAGTAATTTGTTTTATTCTGTGTTTTTTCCATTCCCGCCATTTTCTCCACCTCCTTCCAGGCTGTTCAATAAATCCTGTACTGTGCTGTAATTCTTTGTTATAAAATGTTTGTTCGCCCACTCTTCATTGATCTGTGGTTGCCCCATTGCGCGCAGGATCATGTTGATCGTATGCGTTCCGGACTGTACCAGCTTGTCAATCTGCGTCGCATTGCTGAATATGTCAACATGCTTAACGTGTGACGTGTCTACCATGCAGCGGCTGCCCTTCAATACGGCTTTCCCATATTTTTTACGATTGATTTCGCTCTCTAAGGATCCGGCTAATGGATCCAGTGCAACAGTCAGCAGTTCGTCTATTGCCTTGCTGTTGTCCTGCACGTCCCCTTTCAGGATTGACGGAGGGATTCCTATTGCCCTCGCTGTAAAGTCAAATACATCATCATACAGCGCTTTTATGTCTCTTGTTGTTGTTTCATTGTAGTTCTTTGACCTGTTCGTTTCTGTGAAAGTATATCCTTCGAACAGTGGCAGAACTGCATTTTCGCTTTCAAAGAATGTCTTAAAATAATCATTCAGCAGCTTTTTGAGAGTATCATCAAAGTTTTTTGCGTTCTGGGCTACAGCTGATATGTCCAGAGTTCCTTTTGATCCATGCGACTGCATAAAGGTCTTTGCTCCGTACTGGATCAGCTTCGCATAGGATCCGTATAGTCCCTGTAATATCGTATTTACATTTTTCCAGTTCGGTTTTAGATACAAAACATCCGTGGATCTAAACGACCTCTGAAAAGTATAATCATCAATCTGCACCTGGCTGTACGTGTTCCCGTACAATGCGCTTCTGGTTGTACAGAACGAATCTGCCACATAGAGCTGTCCATCTATTCCCGCAACAACCAACGCCTCTCCATTTCTGAACATTTTTTCGATTAGCTTATCAAAAAATTGCTGTTTATTCTGATTTCTGTTTGGTTCGTAGTTCCAGGTATAATATTCATCCTGGAATATTTCGTCACCATTCAGAAATGTACGAATCTCGCATTTTCCTAACATTTTTGCAAGAATCTGAATCGCTCTCTGAAAAGCCAATTCCCTCAGATAGATTTCTGTCATTATGCTCTCAATTGGATTGTCTGCAATCTCAATTCGAGACACATTTTCAACCGACTGTTCTGGTTCCGGCTTTCCCCGTATCAGATTCCTGAATGAAAATCCCAACCTTCCTCACCTCCTTTCAGTAAGTTCAGTAAGTCATAACTCCAATGTCCGGCACTGCTGCCGTTTGTGCATATGGGATCATATCCTCTATTGTCATTGATGCGACAAGTGCCATGAACGGGTCAGTTTTTCTGCTTTTTGCTTCAATTTTTCCGTAAACATAGTTTCCTATATCTGCATCATCTTTCTTTCCTGGTTTTCGCCCGTATGGGATCATTTTTGTATTGTTCGTCCCCCAACGGAGCACAGGATTGTCGCCCCACACAAAATTATCATTTGCGAAACAGTGGTCTATCACTGTCGCAACTCTCATTATGTCTGAGGGCCGTACAAGTTTTAAATTTTTATATACTTTTGCGTCGAATCCGATCTCCCGGAGTGCTGCTGCCAGCAAAGCATATCGGAAATCATCAATCGCAATTCCTTTTATGCAGTATTTCATCATTGCCACCTGAATATAATCAGTGATGATCTCCGGATGTATCTCCACATCATCCACCATTGTCAGCAGTCCTCTCCGTCTCCATTCTTCCAGAGGAGCTTTTATCCTTGGAATATCTTTTGACTGGCTGCATAACCATGAATGATTGATGTCATACCGGATATTTTCGTCTCTGAAATGCAGATTTACAGAAACAAGGTCCGTAATCTTCGAGAAGTCAATCCCGCAGGTGCATGTCCAGCCTGACAGATCCGGTATTTCTCTGTTCGTGAGCTTTATTTTCTCATACGAACATACTTTTATGTCTGTGGATCCGCTTGGGATATTCATTCTCTTTGTCATAAATGCAGTGAGACGTTCCGGATGTGCTAACCAGTCGTTGTACTCTTTTCGCATTTCTCCCATTAATGTCGGGAGATATGGCAAGGACGGGTTTGCTTTTTCCCAGTTCTTTTCGTCGTATACTTCTTCTTTACTGTCCAGTCTGCATATAAATGGCAGCATACCATTGTCCGGAAGATCATCAAAAAGAATATCTGCCGCTGTTCCAAGCATATCGTCAAGCGGTCCTTCTCTTATATCTCCCTGGGTAGTGTAGTAGGACCGGCGCGGATGCGGTTTCTTTCCCAGTCCGGTTGTGAACACTTCAATGTTCTTATAGTCCTGATACTGGTGAATCTCGTTAAATACCACCATCCCAGATCTCATACCATCCTTTCCTGACGGATTGTTTGTACGTCCCAGAATCGTTGATTTCGTTTCTGTTCCTATCACTTTTTCAGATGTCCAGTAATAAAATTTTTTTAGTTTTTTCGTGTGTTCAGGCGTTTCAAGAGCTTCCACCACATCTTTGACGGGTCTTAGTGCCTGATCTTCGTTATTTGCACAAATATCTACGTCATACGCCCTGATTCCGTTATACGGACTTACCAGGCAGGCAGATTCCCACGCTATTGTTCCGTCCTTCCCCGCGCCCCTTCCGAGCATACAGAAAAGATCCGGCCAGCGCGGAGTCTTTGATACCCTCCAGTATGTGCAATCGTGCAGTCCCACGACAAAGATCTGCCAGGGAAATAGCTTTTCAAACGGGAAATATTTTGCAATCCCGATATATTTCGTCAGCTGTTCGCTGTCTGTGTATATGTCTTCGTTTTTGAAACAACTTCTGACGTGTGATACCAGTGCTTTGACTTCCCTGGAAGCTCTGATTTTCTCAGACTCTACGGCCTCCATGAACTCCTCTATGCGTGGATCACAATTCGTCATCATCATCCCCCTTTATTGTTTCTTTCGTTGTCAACTCCAGCTTGTCCAGAATCATCAGCATCTGTTTGTTGACAGCAACCAGATCTTTGACCGACTGGTTCTGTTTTACAATCGTTGCTTTCCCGCTTGCGGATGTGGTCTCAAAGGTCACTCCGCGCTTTTTTATATCTGTTTTTAGCTTCTTTTTGACATCATAGAGGGTCATATAGTCGTCCAAAAGGTCTTTGAAGACGGAAATATCTGCCTGTTTTTTTCTCAGCTGCTCTTTTAAGCTTTCTAATATATCCGCTTTTTTTTCGGCCATTTTTTCACCCCTATTTTTTTATTTTTTCATCATGTGCGACCTTTCGCAGATTTGTCGAGGCCACCCACCGGTCTCCGGCCGGCCGCCAAAAATCGCAAATTTTTCGACCGGGGGTATCAGTCCCAGCGTTCCTCTGTCAGCGGTTCCTGCTTCTGCGGTTTTCTGTAACCATGCACTGCTTCATGGCACTCATGGCAAAGGCTTATAAGGTTTCTTTTCTTCACTCCATGCCACTCATACCATATGTCCAGAGCCATCTCAGGATGTCTCTTCACGTAGTTTACATGGTGTACTGTCGTGGCTGCTGTGTATCTGTGATGTTCTCTGCACCTCTGGCATTCATTGTGATCCATCTTCAACACCTGCTGCCTGACCTGCTTCCACCTGGTCCACACATAGAACCTGTGTATGTCGTTCGCTACGCACCAGCGCACGAACTCTGTTTCCTGTTGCGTCATATTCCTCCTAACTCAAAAGAGGACCTGCATATAGCAAGCCCTCTCTCGCGGGGAACGATTATTCTGTGGCTTTCCTGAATACCACGTTATCAATATATCATTTATTTTGTCCTTCGAGTACCGCATTACAGATACTCCTTTATCTTGTCTTTGTTATTGTTTCTCAGTTGCGCCTGGTACTTCTGTATTGTTTTCTGGAAGTTTTCCATACTCTTTCTGTATGCTTCTACTTTCGCAATGTTTTCTTTCCCGAACATACGGCGGTATCTTGCCTGCATGTTCCTGATCCGAATCAACATTCCTTTCGTCTTGTTATCCTTTAGCAGTACAATATACTTCTTTCCGCACTGTTCACACTGAATGTATTGGATGTCCAATTCTGTATTTGGTATATGTTCTTCCTTTGCAGTCTGCTCCATCTGAGCCTTGCATTTATCACATTCTATCATCTAATCCTCCTTGCTATGATACTGTAAAACCTCCTACGCATTTCGTAAAAGTACGATCTCTCGCATGGAATGCCTCTGGCTTTCATAGTCTGAAATGTACAATATTCTGTTGTCACATAATACAGCAGATATGGATACAGCTCTTTTTCTTTTCCGACTGCTTCCATGGCTGCGTCTTCAATCTTCTTTATCTTGCGTGCAATCTCGGCCGCTTCCATGGCTGCGTCAGCAGTTGAGTCAGAACAGTTATGTGCTCCCGGCTGTCCAGTCAGATTCTGTCCGGCTCTTGTGTCTCTCTTTACGGCCAGCTCCTCTTTCCACTCTGTATACTGTAAGCAATAGTTGTATGCGGTCTGAAAAGCTCTCTTTGATATATTATATTTCTTTCTGTTCAGCGGTCTCACGTTTGGCATATCTGCCCTCCTTAAAACTAATTATTTTTCTTGATCTGGCCAGTATTCCTGTGTGTCCATGAATTTTATTTCTCCTGGATATACCTGTTCTACTTTTCCGTTTTTATATTCCACAATTGCAAGTGTAATATTTGTTTGTCCTCCTGGATGTCCACCTACCAGCGGCGACGGTTCAACAACTGTTGCAAGTTCTGTCCATCGGTGAAATATAGCTTCTCTTCCTCTCGCTTGACACAAACGGTGTTTTCGCAATTTCTCATAATGCTCTTTTGTGGTAATCACATAGCCGTTGTCTGTCGTAATCTCTGTATTACTGCATAGGAATGGCTTCTGTGCCACATTGTCAATTAATTTCTTAACATCATTAATGTCCATCATGTTTGTGATCCTCCATGATAAAATTTTTTCCGAATATCTTCATAAACTCTTCCCTGCTGCCGAACCGGTCCTCAAAAGTTCTCTGTCCCTCTTCATGCAGCATATCCATGACCTTTTGGTTTGAATGTACTGCCTCCGGCCCTGTCCCTGCCAGGTGATGCACATTGCAGAGATATACTTTCAGTCCATAGTGTCCTGAATGTGTCCGATTCGGACACCCTCCAAAAATGTGATGCTCCTGGAGCGCCGGATGTCGTCTGTAGTCATTGTGCAGCTTCATGCAGAGATAACAAGTGCCACTTTCTCTGCTGTGCATGATACTCGGTCTCTCTGGCTCTTTCTTCTTAGCTCGTTTTTTCTTTTTCTGTTTCGGAAATGACTGCATTCTTTCTCTCCTCCAGCTTTTTTCTGTAACTTTCGTGATAGTCTTTCAACCAACGTGTCTGTCTTCTCTGATTAACATTCACTTTTACTTCAATAGCGTCCATTATTGCTCCTTTCTCAGCTGAACGGCAATTCTTCCTCTATTCCATCCGGAATGTTCATAAATCCATCTGCGCTGTCCGCAGGAGCCGGCGGCGGCGTCTGTTTTGGTGGATAATAAGCCGCTCCATTGTCTCCAGATTTACTTTCAGCAAATTCCTGTTCCTCTACTACAACCTCCGTTGTATATACCTTCCGTCCTTCTCTGTTCGTGTAACTTCCTGTCTGTATACGCCCAGAGATTGTAATCTTCAATCCCTGTCTGAAATATTTCTCTGCAAACTCTGCTGCACGTCCGAAAACGACACATGAAATAAAATCTGCCGTTGCTTCCCCGTCTTTGTGAAATCTTCTGTCTACTGCAAGCGTGTATCCGGCTATTGCCAGCGGATTCTCTCCGGTTGTATATCTTACGTCGGGATCTCTGGTTAAACGTCCCATTAAAATTACTTTATTCATCACATTCTCCTCTTGAATCTACTTCTTGGAGGTCTTGACCCCCCCCGTTTCGTTTTTGTTACATATGCTGTGCGGCGTGAGTTCATTTCCATGTCAATCAAACTTCCGCACTGTAAGCATTCCTGCGTCAGTTCTGCAGTGTTTCTGTTTGTCATGTACTTCCATGAACTTCCGCAGGCTTTGCACTCTGCATACATTGGCTTTAAAGCTCTAAGCTGTGTTACGTGTCCGCATTTCTTACATTTGTGCTGTGTCTCTGGCTCTTTTGCGTTGTACGAGATTGTCTCTCCACATTCTTCGCAGCGAATATGTAAAAATCCTTTGTATTCTTCTGCAGCTTCGCTAATCGTTGTCTCCGGTACCTGATCTGTTTCCTTTTCCGGATCTTCAATCTCAAAATCATCATTTTCGAAATCATACTTTCGCGCCAGTTCTGTCACATCCTTGAGGAAATCATATTCTTTCGAGTCTGAGATCCGTACATGCAACGTAAAATTACCGGTTTCATTTTGAATTATCATTTCCATTTGTCTTTTTCTCCTTTACCATTACTATTTTTTTATCTTTGATGCGATACGCTCTTGAATCTCCCGGATGTTCTGTCTCAAGGATGCGATCCTCCAGCAACATTGCTATATGTCGTCTAACTGTTGCTTTTGACAGTCCTGTATCTGCCGCAATCTCATAAGTAGCCGGTGGATAACAGTGCCGCTTTATGTATTTGACAATGAATTTCAGGATCTTCTCTCTGTTGTCCTCCGCCTCTGCTGTTGCATAGTTCAATTCCATTCACCTCTTTTTCTGCGGTGTGCTGTCAATGTTTTTGTTGTATTTACCACATTTCTCGTATTTACTGCGTATGAACTTTCCGGAGCTTCGGAAATGTTGATTCCTATGCCTGCAAACAGTTTTATCAGTGCATCCGCTGCCTTTCTTATCGTTACCCTGTTACCGGCCCATGCTTTTGTGAATTGTGTTGCAATTTCTTTCAGCTTCTCGCAGTCCCAGGAGTAGTTTACTGTCGTTTTCTTTCCTCCCCACGGCTTGTTTATTGCCCGGTGATAGCTTTTCCCGGAATATTTCATTTTCTTCGGTGGATTTTTTCCGGTGACCTGTTTGAATAATTTCTTTTTCTGTCTCTTATTCATTTCTTTCCTTTCCCGTTGCCCAGCAGCCGATCACAGACGAATTCGAATTCTAACAATAGTTCAAAATCCGTCTTTCTACTCAACTTCCTGTCAATCTCTTCTACCTTGTATTCTCCGAAAATACGATCCCCGGAGGCTCTTGCGTTGTTTATCTGAGCAGTTGTACAATGTAGCTCTTCCTTGATCTCTCCGCTTGTTACATTCTCCAGAATCAGATCACCAGATCTATTTCTTACCTCATACAGTTTCTTGACCATTTTGCCCTCCTTAATGTCCGGCAAGGAACGTTTGCATCATTCTAGTTCTCCAGTCTGTCTGTTTGCCCGTCCATTTTTCGCACTGATCGTCGTCCTCTACCAGGCGGCCGGTGCGATCGCAAAGGCCACAATCATTTTCTTTACAGGTTTTGCAAGTCTTCTCCATTTTCTATCCCTCCATTTCAATTCCATTGTCAATAAGTTCCTGCATTTCTGCGTCCAGAATGCGGACGTAAGTTCCTCTTACCATCCGCATTACTTCCGGACTTAATTCTTTTGTGTTCTTTTCTGATACCAGGCTTTTTGCCAGGGCGAATACATATGCAACGCTTTCATCCTCTGTAACAGTTTCCTGAAATTCGATTACAAGGATTTTTCTTTCCTCATAGCTGATAATCCATGCGTTCTTTACGATTTTCTTGTGCAGCTCAATATGAACATAAAACGGTTTTTCCTGCAATTGTTAGTCCTCCTGACTTTCGATTATCTTTTTGATGATTCTAAGTCCTCCGACGATTAACTGCTGCCTGTAAATTGCCATCCATGGAAAACCTGGCTCTTTTTCTTCTGCTTCAAGAATTTCTTTGAGTTTTCTTTCCTCGTCATACAAATAGCCTGTTATTTCTGTGCTTGTCGGTATCTGAATATCTTTAAGCACTTCCTCCCATGTGCTTGGAATCATTCCCCAAGTGTTTGACTTTTCGTCCTGCTGCTTTTTGGTAGCGTTTTCTTCCTGATCTGATGCTTTTTGGCAGCGTTCTTCCTCTGCATCAAATTCCGGTGAATATGGATCATATAAATTTTTCGCTTCTACGATCAGGCGGCCGTACTTCATTGTTACTTTTTCCTTTTTGACCGTAATTTCCAGACCTGCTGCAAATCCCATGAAAGTATATTCAACTTCGTTTCCGCTAACTGCATGCCATCCATACGGTGCTATCTCTTTTTGTACTGCTTTTGCCGCTTCGCCATTATTCTTGCACTGTCTGCATATTCTCATAATTGTTTTTAATTTGTTTGGATACGCCTCAAACAACGCTTTTACTGCTTCTGCTTCTGTAAGTGTGCTCTGTGGCTTCTCCGGAGCGTCTACGGATACTATGCGGACTGGCTTCTGCTTCTTTCCGAATCTTTTCACCAATTCCTCAGACAATTCATTCCATGTCAGGCTGTACTGCATTGTACTGTCGGGATTGAATGTTATTCCCTCTTTGTTTGCCTGATAATTGAAATGTCCGTTTCTGATCCTGACATCCCGGTACCGGATACTGATTAAGTATGCAGCCATTCTTGTGTCGCATTTGAGGACTCTTTCTCTTTCGCCTTTATTTAAGGCTTCGAAGAATCTTTCTATCTGCAGTTCTGGCTGTACCGGTGTGTCGTTCTCTGGCGGTCGCTGCTGCCCTATCGCCTGTTCAATCGTGAATTGTCCAGGAATGTCTCTGTTATTCTCCTGCAGGCTCTTAAATGCTTTGATCTCTGCTCCTGTAATCCCGTCGTGGTCCTCATAGTGTTCCATTGCCTTTTTCTGGTATGTTTCATCCAGATCTGCAAGTTCTCGTGCTACTGTGATGTTGATTTTTGCGGATTGGAACTCTTTCATCCATTCCGGACTGAGTTTCTTCTGGACTGCATGGTATCTTTCCATCTGTGTTCCAGACACTCCGATCGTCTCCCGAACCATGTCTCTTGTTTTGCCTTTCAGCTCTGTGAGTTCTCGCAAGCCTTTTATGATTTCTTCTGTCTCAAGAGCTTCTTTCATCTTCTCCCAGTCCGTTTTTTCTCTGAACCGGTTCGCCTGGATAACTGCCAGCTTTTCCAGAAGCTGCGTTGTCTCATGGTCTTCTTTGCCATCCTCCAGAAACATTTTTCTTGTGTCGTCCTTAACTGTCGTGTATTTGCAGTTAATTTTTCTAAATTCCTCATGCCCTTCCTCTACAAGCATTCTGCAACACATTGTTCTGCAGTGTCCGGAAATTATGTGATCTTCTCCGTTTACGTCTTCAATCAGCACGTCTTGCATTACTCCGAACAGCTGAATTGAGTTTTTCAGTCCCTGGAGCCGGTCCGGGTCTGTCCCGTAGAAATTTTCTTTCGACGGGACAAGTTTGAATACGTCTCTGTATACAGTATCGCTTGTATTTACCTGTTGCACCTGTTTCGGACGTTTGTTCACCATATCGGCAAGGTTAAAAGCCATCAGTCCTCCCCTCCTTCCTTTGCGCATTTCATGCACACTGCAGTTATGTATTCGTTTACAAGGTCTTCGTAGTCTTTCGCCGCCAGAGATCGTGGAGAATACAGTGGAATCGGTATCCTTGCATACGTGCTTTCAGATACCTTTCTGGAATATCTTATTTTTGTCTGGAGCATTGGATAGCCTGCTGCCTGGATCATTTCCAGCCCCTGTGCCTGGGCTTCGTTTCTTCTGTCGTACTTCGTGATAAAGATCCAAAAATTTTCCAGATCTTTGTTCAGGTCTTCTTTTGTATATCCAATCTGTCTCACCAGCTCCGGCAATCCCTCAGTTGTATTGTCGTCGATTTCAACCGGAATCAGCACATCATCACATGCTGTCAAAGCGTTAATGGTTGATACATTAATATCTGGAGCGTTGTCAATAATGCAGAAATCATACTGATCTTTCACGCATTCAAGAGCGTCCCTGATACGGAACTGCTGTGGGCGTGTCTGATCTAACATTACTTCCTGATTCGCACTAAGCAGCCGCATATTTGCCGGGAGGACATCCAGACCTTCAAAATCTGTGTGCTTAATGAGCTTATTCATCCAGTCTTCCGGATGTCTGGCTGTCATAATGCGGTCAATTCCTTCCCCGTCCTGGGTACGTCGGTTTAATCCGCGTGACGCGTCTCCCTGCTTGTCATTGTCCACCAGGAGAACTCTGTTTCCCTGGCTTGCAAGAATATATGCGACGCTGTTTGATGTTATCGTTTTTGCAACTCCGCCTTTTAAATTTATTACTGCGATTGTTCTCATAATCGTTTCCCCTTTTCTTTGTTATTCCCATTCTTCGCCCCGGCTACATCCTTCGTCTTCTTCCAGGAATCCTCCCAGAGTGCCATAAATTCTGCATATGCTTCTTCCTGATTTCAGATGTTGTCTTTGCACGCATTCTTTGCAGAGCGTAATTTTTCTGTACTTCTGCATAAGTTTCCATGCTTCACTGTGGTCAAAAGAATTGATTTTGTCATATTCTGCTTTTATTTTGCTTATGTGCTTACTCATTTCGCACGAACTGCAGAAATAATACTCAAGTGCTTCCTGGCTGGTTGTCTTCTCTCTGTATTGACAGATATTGTCGCAGATGTAAGTCTCCAGGGCTTCAATGTCTGTGTCTATTCCTTCGCTTTCGGTCTTCGTCGGCGCGGCGCATCCATTCAGGTTTTCCTCCTTCTGGTTCACTTTCAAAGTAAATCCCTCCTTTCCGATCTTTGTAGTATGTGAATCTGTATCCGGATTTAATGATCTCACCCAGATACTCCATTTCTGCCGGGTTCTGTTCCGGTCTCAGGCTCCATCCCTTTCCCCATATTTCCTCCGGCTTCACGTTTCTTCATTTCCTCCTGTAACCATGCTGAATATGTATGTTTCCCAGTCTGTGAGGATATTGTGATATTGCACTCCTGCAGCTTCTTGCAGGCTGTCTCCCACTCCTGGGCGTTCTTTATCGGTTTTCCTTTTGTGTCCTTGAATCCTGCTGCCATCATGTCGTCAGTTTTCAGAATCCGCGTTGCAACAAATGCGTCTCTTGTATATACGCATACTTCACATTCTTTGTGAAAATGTCCCAGGGCTTTTATAAGGGCTTGCAGGTTCGTCTTGTGATATGTTCCCTCAATGCTTCCGAATCCCTCTCTGGTTATCGGTGCGCCTTTGAATATCGTTTCGATCACATACCCGTATTTACGCTGCATACATTCCTGGGACTGTTTATCTGTCTCCAGATATATGTTTACCTTCATGCCCTTTCCCTCTTTTTCTTTGCTTTCTTCTTTTCCTGCTTTGGCAGTCGAACTGTTCTAATCAGGGTATAAGATCGGTACTGGTAGCCTGTCAGATCATTCACGCCTTCATGCAGAGAGTCTTTTTCCACTTCCCAGCCCTTTGGCACTCTGACTTTTCCCCATGTTTTCCAGTGTTTATACACTTTTTTCTCTGGCTCCGGAACTGGAAGGTTGCGTGATGCGGAATAGTTTGCCTCTCTCAGCCTCTTGTCCGTCTCCGGTGTCTTCGTTATGTAGTTGGCCAGTTTCTCAAACTCACCTTTTTGATACAAAAGCTGGTTCTGTATCTGTCCATGTTTCCATGCCTTCGCAAGAATAACGTCTGTATCAGGGATTCTGTTCACAATAATGTGAATGTGCCAGGCTCCCCTTGTGCCGACTTCTATATTCCGCATCCATTTCAGTTCTGCTCCTCTTTTTTTGTATTCCCTTCTGAGTATCTGCAGGAATGCTTTCCAGTCTTCCTTTGCTTCTTCCATGGATTCCGGTCTTTTGTCCTTCTCGTATGATAATCTTGTAAAATAATCATCTACGTCGAAGTTGTTCCGGAGCTTCCACCTTGCCAATCTCTCCCTGTTGTAGCGATTCCTCTTTGCCATCTGTTCCGGAGTGGCTTTCTTTTTCTCCTGCCTCTCCTGTCCTGGTGCTCCATACTTTGCTGTGTGATATTCATACACCTCTATGGCATTCCGGAACCTCATTCTTTTACACATGTAACTCATTATCGTATCCCCTGTTTTGAATCCATCTTTAATACTCTTAGCAAGTAAGCAACAGGGGCTTTCGTTCCCCTGCTTTTTCGACTTACTTTCATTTATTTTTCAAGGATCCGGTGTTGCCTTTTAGTTTACATAATACCTTTGTTATTCTTAACTGATTCGCGCCATGCTTTTGCAGCCGCTTCGCTCATGTTCTTGTTGATTGTACTCGCCTGCACTTCCCAGCCAGTTCCGTTAATAATTTTTCTCGCGCAATCTTTCGCTTCCGGATTCGTTTTTTTAATTGTCTGCGCCAATATCTCCAACGCATTGATTAAGAACGGAAGATCTCCCTCCGGAGTCGGAAAAATAAAATCGGAAATTTCGTTCAGCCACATCTGCTGTCGTATTCCGCATAGTGTTCTTGTTTCTTCTTCTCCTGCTGTTTTGATTTTTTCCATAAATTCTCCGAATCCTTTATAGTCTGTTTTTAACATCTTCAATCCTCCTTGACATTTCCCCGTATTTTCTTTATACTATTTGAAAAGGTTGTTTTTTCTTTTTGCTCTCACGTTGGCGGACGTGAGGGCTTTTTTCATGTCCTGCATCCTCTCCTCAATCCAGATCAGGCCGGAGAGGATGCAGAAAGATACTGCAAATGTCAGGAGGATTTCCTGCATTCTGCTGTCGATCATCCAGATTGGCAGCATAGAAACCAGGTACCCGGATACCAATGAAATTATTATTTTTCGTTCCATTTCTTTTTTGTCTCCTTATGTAGTTGTCATGGTTCAAGCTGTTTCCTCTTTTTCTTTTGGCTTTTCCTTCACCTTTACGGCGATCTCAACGCCATGCTTTTTTGAGAGGATCGCGGCAAGAGTTTCATAGAACCTTACCGCGTTAAATGTTCCTTGTGTCTCCACTTTCATTCCCTCCCTTATGCAGACTGCTTCTCGGTTGCCATGCACATTCCCACCTTAACGCCTTTCATAAATGTGTCCATCAACATCTGTTTGCTGATGTTTAAGGACTGCAGGAACGCTGTGAAGTCTTCCGCTTCTGCTTTATCTTCCTGTCTCAGCATGATTTCCATATTCTTCTGTGACATATCTCCTCTTTCTCCTTTCTGGCATATTCTGCATTGCGTTCGCCTTTTTTCTTTAAAAAGGACTAAACCTGTTAATTGACTGTGCAGTGTATAGTAGACTGCACGCTCTGCCATGTTTCGCAATGCTCTGATTTTGGCTTTCGGCTTGCCTCGTCAGTGAGTACGTTGCCGCCGTACCCAGACGGAACATCTGTTCCGTTTCGGCTATTTCAATTCTTTCCGGGAGGCTTTCGCCTCCCTCTTTATTAATGATTGTTTGCCCACTCAGCTGCTGCCTTGATGGTTTTAAATGTCATCTCTCGGTGTTCATCCAGGCGGATGTGATAGCAACCTCTGGTTCCTACCATTCTAAAAATCCTATATCCATTTGCTTCCTTAACTGTTTCCCACATTTGTTTGTTCCCCTTTCGTATTTGTTTGTTCTGTAAACATCATAATTCATTTAATAAACTTTGTCAACTCTTTTTTGTTTGTTTAACAAACTTTTTTCGTTGACTTTTGCTTTCGACGGTGGTATTCTATTTTCAAGAGATAAATAAGGAGGTGATAGCATGACGCAAGGTGAGCGCGTGAAAGAGATCCGCAAAACTTTAGGTCTTACTCTTGATAAGTTCGGCGAACGTATAGGTTTGAAAAAGAGTGCTCTCAGTCTTATTGAGAACGGAAAAAACATTCTTACTGATGGGAACGTTCTTTCTATATGTCGTGAGTATAATGTTAATGAGGGATGGCTTCGAGATGAGGTTGGTCCTATGTTCACGCAACCTGATACATTTAGTCTTGATGATTTCGCTGCTCAACATAATGCGACAGCTCTTGAAAAAGAAATTATTAAGACTTACTTTGAGATTGATCCAGTGATCCGGAAGCAGATCGTAAATCATTTCAAGGAAAAATTCATGGGTGCTGGTGGTGCTCCAGACAGCCCGGAAGAATTAGAAATTATGCACCCGCCTGTTACAGGTGATGAAAATTCAAATGCTGGGTGAAACACACCCAGCTGCAACTAACTATTTAAGTATTATGATTTGAGTTCCCCAATTAAAGTTAAGATTAATATATATAGTATTGTTGCTGTGATAATACAAAGCATATATTTTACAGTTGCCATAATGTATGTATTTTCTTTTCATCATTGTTCCCACACCTTCCCGTTATTAGTAACAGCTGGGTGCAGGAAACATTATAAAGTGGAGGTTCGTCATAATACTACCGGTAAATTTTTCCATTTAAGGAGGCACTACATGAGAAAGAAAATGCTCGCTCTGCTGCTGTGTGGAATTATGGCAGCTTCTCCGGCTCCTGTATGGGCCAGCTCCAAAAATGTTGCCGATCAAGACCAGGCAGTAGATTCTGCTGACAATCTTTTATCCGGTTACACTTTGGACGGTCTTCAATCCTTGTATTTGTCAATCACGCCTGATATGTCATACTCAGACGTTGTTCTATTGATAGAAGATAGCGAACTCCCGTATTCAGAAGAAAAATACAATGGCAGTCGTGAATTGCAGGTTGCTTTTACAGACGGATGTACAGCTCAGAAATATAAAAAGGAATCTGGTGACTATTTAACAATCTCTTTTAATTATGCAGAAGGAGAGAATAGTTCAAATGACGTTCTTTCCAAATACAGTTTAAGCTCCTGTATATATTGTCCTGAATCTGGTCCTACTTTGATTAGTCTTTCTGATGGTCATTATTTTTCTTATAATGAACCAGGAAATTATATTGAAGATTATAAAAATAAAGATACAGCGGATATATCTGGAGATATGACGAAAGAGGAACAGTTAGTATATTATTTCGAACATTGCAAATAAAAATCGCCCCAGTGCTGGCACACCAGGACGACTTTGTGTGAATCTTTTGCAGCTATCAGTTGATGCTACAATCTTTTCCGAACAATTTGATTATAGCATGAACTGATACGCCTGCATAGGTGTATTTTTTATACCCATTTTTAAGGAGTGATACTATGAGTATAACAAATGTTGCTATATATGTACGTGTTTCCACGGACCGGCAGGCGAAAAAGGGAGACAGTATCGACGAACAGCTCTCTACATGTAAAAACTATATCACATCTAAAGAGAACATGGTTCTGGCCGGTGTTTATATTGACGACGGTATCTCCGGCAGAAAAATCAAGCGTGGAGACTTTGAGCAGCTGCTTGATGATGTCCGACTCGGACGCGTGGATCTGATTATATTCACTAAACTGGATCGCTGGTTCCGTAGTCTCCGACATTACCTGAATACGCAGGCGATTCTCGAAGCGAATCATTGTGACTGGCTTGCTGTCGATCAGCCGTACTTTGACACCACGACGCCACACGGCCGGGCTTTCGTCGCGCAGTCCATGACCTTTGCGGAGTTGGAAGCAGAAAACGATTCTGTCCGGATCCGGGACGTATTTGACTACAAATACCGGCAAGGTGAAGTTCTTTCCGGCAAAGTTCCTCTCGGATATTCCATCGAAAATAAACATCTTGCACCTAACCAGGACGCAGGCAAGGCGCTGCATATCTTCCAGTTTTATGCTGAGTGTGGTTCTTTAAATCAGACGATCGCTCACCTGGAGTCTGACATGGGGATCATTATGTCCCAGGACAATCTTAAAAAGTCTATTCTAAAAAATAAGAAATACATTGGAGTATTTCGGGATAACTATCATTATTGCCCTGCTATCATCCCGGCAGAGCTGTTCAATCGTGTGCAGGAGTTGCTTGCAATTAATGTCAAAAGCAATCAGAAATACAGCTATGTGTTTAGTGGTCTTCTTCGCTGTGCTCACTGTGGTCAAGCATTCTCCGGATTTACACGGAAAACAAAGAAAAAAGCCGGAGGTTTTTACACATATCCGTATTATAAATGTCATGGGGCTTATCCTAATAAGCGTTGTGTCAACCGTAAAATTGTACCAGAATCCTCTATAGAGAGGTACCTGCTTGCAAATACCAAAACTCTCTTACAGGAGCATATTGCAGAATATGAGATTGCAAGTGCCAAAATAATTGATTATGATTCCCGGAGAGCTGCACTCCTGAAAAAAATTGATAAGCTGAAAGATCTGTACATAAACGACATAATTACTATGGATGAATTGAAAAGGGATAAAGAGAAGTATATGAAAGAATTGGAAGATCTCCCACGCAATCAGGATCAGAAAGATCTAGCTCCGATCAAGAAACTCTTAAAAATGGATCTGGATTCTATATATAAAACACTGGATCCAGCAGAACGCCGCCAGCTCTGGAGATCTGTTGTCAGAGAAATTCGGATTGACGATCATAAGAATTTAAAGATTATTTTTTTATGA